AGACAACCAAAATGGATTCGGTTGATTAGTAATTGAATATTCTAAATGAAAACAAAGGTCATTATTACTACTGTCGCATACAGTAATAATAATGTGATATGAAAGATTATTTTATCTACCATTTCTTGGTAAATGTAACGTTGGCATTCCAACCACTAGACTGGCTGTAGCCTCCGCCAAAACTAAGAGATGAATTCTTTGCTTCAGCAGCAGCAGATGAGGCAGAAAAATCCATAGAAGTCGTGGTCGTTTTAGGTGTCGTAAATTGGAGAGTTTTCATGGAAGAACGAATAATGAATTATATTATAGGATAATATTATTTATTATAATTCGAAGATTAAATTGTTTATTATTACTAGTCGTGTGAATTCGTTACTTAGACGGACTGCGCGACACAGTAATAATAATCATTAAAAACTGTTTTGTCTTTGACACTGCGGCTCATTTTGGCGGCGGAAAAGCCTTCAGCGACGGCGGCTTTCGCAATCGTATCCCATGTCTTCAAGAGTTGGTTTGAATTGACTAGGCGTTTCTCGACTTTCTTACCGGTGGTTGAAATTTGGACACTAATCACTGGGTTGGCCTGTCCTTGAATAACTGCCTGTGTCATCGTGTAATAACTCTCTTTTAAAGCGAGACCGTAATAGCCTTCATTGGAAGTTTGATTTTCAGCCCAAATCGTCGACTTGAGTGCGTTTTTGCACGCATTTAAATACGTCTTCAGGTTCTTCATGTCGTTTTCGCTTGGTGTCTGTCCCACAGAGATTTTCCATTGCTGATACTCTTTCAGGAGTGTAGAATTCAGTATTTTACCACGGTCAGAGAACTTACAGCACTGGAATATAAATGTCTCAACACTAAACTGTGCTGGGTTTTCGGCCTCGGTCGCGATAACTTTCTTGTAATCCACCGTCTTCAACTTGATACCCTGATAGCCGTGAATACGATCGATGCGTTTGGGTTTGAATTTGACGTCCATATAATGCTTCAGTGCGTGGAAGGTCTCTTTTGTTGGCTTCGTATGTGACCATAGACGAAACCGACCTTCAAGATTCACGGACTCTTCTTCGACATCGGGTCGCACGATACAGCATGTCGCGACGAATTGGTCGAACTTTTGCGTCATTTCATTATCAGGGAGAAGAATGTGTTGATTGAATGGGGATTCATTTTCGCTTGCGACGATTTGAAGTGCTTGCGACTGTTGCGCGGTCTTCTCTTTGAGTTCATTGTTTGCTAGAGTGAGGTCGTGGATAGTCTTCTTTTTCAATTCGAGGTCAGTAACAAGCTTCGCGTTCTCGGCCTCCAATTCTTGATTGCGTTGAATAAGCCTGTTAAAGTTTTCCACATTGTACATTGTAGCGTGAATAATGTCTTCGATGTGCTTTGTAAGGCGTGCAATCGTGAAATTGGTGTTATCATATGCGATGATTTCGGTTTTGTTTTTACCTGCGACTTCAATCGTGCGAAGTTGGCGCTTGATTTTTGGGTGCGATTTAATGTGGTTCTCAATTTCAGATCTATTGGTCACACGAAATGCCGCGGCGAGGATGAAATTATTATATTTCTTGTGATGGTCTGCGACGCGAGTAGCGAGGTCGTTAGTCTGTCCGAATTTGATGAGTTTTTCGTTGTCGGCATTGGTGTTGTCGATGGTGCCGAAATAAATGGTTTGAGTATTCACTGGAAATTGGCTGATAAGAGTTTTTTCAATTGCGCGTTTCTTTTCTTGGGTCAGGGTGATGGTGGCTTGGTTAAGGGTGCTGATGACTTCGTTCTTTTGTTCGAGCTGGGCGTTCTTTTGTTCGAGTTGGGCGCGAAGCTCATTTGTTTGTTCGTCGACGGTCATGAGAATAATTTCTTCGAGACGCAAATAGTAGTCATGGATTTCACCAGCTTTCTTGGTCTGCGCTTTAAGGCAGAGAAGTTTAAAGCACCGGATGGTGAGTTTGATGGTTTGCTTGTTTTGACCGCCATTTTTTGGTTTAGATGGAACCGTATTTTCGGATGGATGTTCTTCGTCACTACCACCGGATTGTTGATCTTGTTTTGATTTTTTAAATTCAGGAATTGACACAGTATAATCAACGTTGAGTTTGAAGTTGGATTCGATCATCATTCTTGCGGTTATCTTCTGCGTGAATCCCAACCATTTCCATACATCATCCAAATCAACGACGAAATCTGTATTTTTATCATAATTCAGGTAACAGTAAAAACTAGCAACAAACAATTGCTGTTCAAATGTGCTGAAGTTTTCTTGGATTTTTTCGAGGAGAAGATTGTTGTATTGTTGTGACAACCTTGTAATCGGATTTTTCTCGATGAGTTCAACAATGTTGAGGGTTGCAGAAGAAGCAGCGCAGGCAGAAGAAGCAGCAGAGGACATCGTTATGAGCGTATGTTATACTATGTATATACGGATGTCTTTAAGTTGGTTTCGCTTTATGGATGTAAAGCGGTTTTTATGAAAACGCTTTTTTTTCATAAAATTGAACAATTGTCTATCTGAACTGTTGTATGTAAAACACTGTATTTACATCATGCCGGAATTCACGCGTGATTTGGATGAGTTGGTTCATCATTTCAAGTCACAAAAGGTTCAATTAACGATACATTTGGAGAAAAATTATCGAGAGAATATCCATTATACAAAGTCACGAGTTACTGGTGTTGGCGATAATAGAAAACATGGCGGACATAACCGTATCGTATATATGCTGACGGAAGAAGCATTTGAACTGCTGAAAAACTCATTCAAGTTGAGAAGTAAATATATTGTAGACGTGTCAGATAATGTAAAGTGTGTCAAATTCCCGATGTGCATCGAGGGGCAGACTATAGGGTTTATTGAAAATGCGTATCGAGGATTACGTGCCATGTCGCGTCAGTTCCGAATTGGTCCGTATTTTGCGGATTTGTGCTTCACAGATGATTTCATTGTAGTGGAGTGTGATGAATACGGTCATCACGACAGACCTGCCGCGGAGGAAGTGGCGAGAGAGGACTTCATCAAGAATCAAGGTTACGCAATGATTCGCTACAATCCGAACGAAGCAGAGTTTGACTTATCGGATGTGTTGAATATGATAAATATGAGGTTAATGTTGCTTTTATAATTGAAAAGCGGATGTATAAAAGCGATGTATGTAATTAGGCCGCTTTTATAAATGAAAGCAATATTTATGAAAGCGATGACAAAATTATACTTGCTTTTATAAACTAAAAGAAAAAAATAGGATTAAAATGCTAATTTCAACAAACCGCTTTAGGCTAGACCAAATCGGTTTTCTATTAAATGATAATTTCGGAATCTTGCTACACCCAAATGTGAAGCAACTTTCCATCACCACTTGCTCTTCTTCACGTTAATCTTCGGCGCCTTACTGTTTTTCGCAGCATTAGGGTCATACGACTGCTCGCTTTCATCATCAGAACCGAGATTCTTCGATATTTCCCAGAACTCCTTACTGCCCAGCTTGAAAGGCCCGTGCTGTTGTGCCTTATACCAGAAGATTTGGTCTTGTAATTTGTTCGATTTCGCGTTGTTATTGATGACAAGACACTCATAATTCTCGGTGCACTGGTCCATGACCTGACAAAAGCTCTCAAATGTGGGGAACATGCCCGCATAGTTGTCGTAGATTCGCTTACGATTCGCAATATATGGCTCACGGAGGATAAAAACGTAGTCGATATTCGTGCGGAGATTTGGAGGGATACCAAGGGGATATTGCATTGTGATGACTAACATGATCTTCCAATGACGCCCGTTCATGAAGAGGAGGCGCATCATCACGTCCTTCGTCCATTTGTTATCATACAGGCAATCATCCAATACAACGAACGTCCTTGGGTCAATGGATGACTTCTTATACATATCCTGTTCTTTTTTGACCTGCTTTAAGACTGCCTTTTGTCGCTTGAGAATATTCTCGATGATGGCCGTATTATACGCATCATGGATGAATAGTTTTGGCACATGGGCTGCGAAGAAACCGTTGCCTGCTTCTGTTCCGGAGATAACGGTGCCGATTGGGATATCTTGGTGGTGAAACATCAAGTCCTGAACGAGGAAACTTTTACCAGTATCACGACGCCCGATGAGAACGATAACGGGCCCCTTGTTTTCATCGGGGCGAAAACTGATCGCCTTCATGTCGAATTTGGCGAGCTCTAAATTCATGACCTCTCGCTTAGTAATACAAAAGCTGTATATTTTTTTATGATATTTTACACGAAATGAATAACTGCCGTCGCCGCCTCCGCCCGTTTAAAACCAATATAAAACTTCTATCGAACAATCATATTATTACTGTCTGTATTTTAGGAAAATGACGATAACGACGCCAGCGACGGCGAGTTTCCAACTTCACTACCGAAAACATAAATATACGCCGGAGAAAATCGACTCGGCATTATTGTATGATATTCAGAATTACATACCGATTTATTCGAGGTTTTTCGATATCAACGAGACCAACTACAACGGAATTCAATTGAATCAACGGTATTATTTACAGAATATCGTCGAACACTCGATTATGGAATCGACGACGACGGCGACCGACCGCGCGAATTCCACTTCACTAAATCATTTAGAAACGGTGATTGCTGATGATGCTGGCAACACGACGAATGTCCCGATGTTTGTAAAATACTCGCCGCTTCTAGACCCGATTCGATATTTATCGGGCAAATATGAGGCGATTCAAAAGTCGTCATCCCTTCCTAAATACAATTCAACAATCGATAATTGTGATGATAAAATACTGAACACGAATAATTCATCGTATGTAGATGGATTTTTCTCATATTTGACGAGTCGCACGCTTCACACTCATGGCATCGTTCATTGTTTAGACTATTATGGAAGTTATCTCTGCAAACAACGCGAATTTTCGACCAATGTCTTTGATGATATTGATTATTTGGCGGATTGTTCCTTTTTCAATACAAAAGAGAACGAACTTTTCACGATTGATTATTCGCAGTTTGGTGATGATAGCGGTAGCGGCAGCGGTAGTGTCAATATTGGAAGCAGTAAATTACAGAAACTTCGGAATAAATTACATCCGGTATTGAACGGCGATAAATCTACAGATGACTATTTATTATCTGATAATTACTTCAATAAAAAGGACCGTATTTCTATTCTCGGCCATGTCTCTGAATGTGGCGCCACCGATGTAAGTGAGACTACAGCAACGGTAGAACCGCCGACGCCGGTGGTGGAGAGTAGCAACAGTGTTCTTGAGATAAATATGAACGATTTTGAGATTGAAAGCGACTGTGTAGAACATGAACCAAAGACACTACAACCAAAGACGACTACGAGGGATTACGATGACGATGATGATACATCACAGTCGAATTCCTCTTATACGACAATATCAGACGACGCTGATGACCGTGCGGATGACCGTGCGGATGACGCCGACGACCGTGACGACAGCGACGGCAGCGACGGCAGCGACGCCGCACACCAAAAACAAGAAGAATCGCCAGAAAGCGAAAGCGATGATGAATATTCATCCGACTATTCTGGTAGTGATTACAGCGACGATGAGCAAATCACCGTAAAAATCAAGGATTTTCCAATACAAGCGATTTTACTCGAAAAATGTGCCAACACACTTGACCATATTATGATGACGGATGAATTGACGAACGACGAATGGGCTTCGCTGCTGTTCCAAGTGATTATGACGCTTGTTATTTACCAAAAAATGTTTTCATTTACACATAATGACCTTCATACCAACAATATTATGTTTATTGAAACCACCGAAGAGTTTATTTATTACCTCTACGAAGACCAATATTATAAGGTTCCGACCTATGGGCGTATCTTCAAACTCATCGATTTCGGTCGAGCAATCTATAAATTCCGCGGCCAGCTTATTTGCAGCGACAGCTATCATCCCAAGGGCGACGCCGCAACCCAATACAATTTCCCCCCGTATTATAATCCAGACAAACCCACGGTTGAACCGAATTACAGTTTTGATTTGTGCCGATTCGCATGCGCTCTTTTCGACTATTTTATTTACGACCTGCGCAAGGTGGAAAAGCTGTGTAAATCCGACCCGATTATTAAGATGGTCGTGAAATGGACGATGGATGACAAAGGGCGGAATGTGCTGTATAAATCGAGCGGTGAGGAGAGATATCCTGATTTTAAACTGTATAAGATGATTTCACGGTCTGTTCATAATCACATCCCCGCCAATGAAATCCATAATCCTGTGTTTGACCAATACAAAATCACCTTAAAAAAATATAAGAAACATGCGGCTCTCTCGGCGAAGTTCCTGAAGGATGGAAAGAATACGCATATGTTTATGAATGTAGATACGCTTCCAAGTTATTGTGATAACGTAATCGTAGAATAGTAGTGCTACGTGCTACGTGCCTGAGCACGTTTATTTTCAAGAAACCTATCTCGATGAGCGCCAACTCCGTTCTTCGCGATGAACTCAATATTGCGCATGGTCCATCCCATCGAACATCCAGAATGTCCAGTAATCATATTATTCTGAACCAGTGTAACAATATTGTCATCGCCTGAACTGAACATGAATCCGCGGTCGCTGGGTGGGCTGTATTCCGAGAGATATTTCCATACGTTGATTTCTTTTACGGCGACTTCTGGCAATGCGTTGGCGATAAGAATTGCGTGCATGCCGTCCTTAATCATATCCTCTGACCATTTGTCATTGAGATATGAGAGATCGCAATCTCTCACTTCATCATGTGTGAGAGGCCAGTATCCAGAAGAAGCGCGTTCAACTGGAATAGCAAGAGTAACATGTTCGGGGGAAGCGAGAGTAGATGACATTACGACGATGAGACGATACGACGATATTGTCAGATGTAATATAAACATAATGATTCAATTTTTATGTTTATATGTATAGTCTAACACGCGAATTAGTATTTGAACAACTATCAGAAATTCACAGCCTCGACGCCATCTTATCCAATACCACGCCCGCAACGACACCGAGTGATAAACTGCCTGATATAAATCCGACCATTGCGGTGATAATCGTGATCACCCAGCGTCGGTCAAATGACTGTGGTTTGAATAAGCTGTCCCAATCGCCTGTTTTATACACGACAAGCAACATCACGCCGACAACTGCCGCAATCGGGATTTCGTTGATGGCGCGGCCGAAGAAGAGGCAAATGATAATAAACAACACACTTGTTATTATAGATGAAAACTGGGTTTTCGCGCCATTGAATAAGTTCAGTTTGCTTTGACCGACCAACACGCAACCGCCGAATCCGCCGGTCAGTCCCGTTGCGATATTCGCAATGCCTTGGACAAGACTCTCGCGATATGAATCCCCCTTCACGCCCAATGCCAACTCGGTATCTCGCACCATGATGAGCGACTCTAGTAATCCAGTAAATGCCATCGCGGCGGAGAATGGCAGTATCTTTACAAGATGTTCAAAATCATACTTTAATTTACTCGGAGAAATCCCATCCAGTGATATGAGAGAAGGGAGTTCCGATTTTATCTCTCCAACATCTTTCACGCGGTCGATATTGTAATATTTTGTAAAGATATAGATGAACGCCGTAATTGCCAACATCGACACAAGACCGCCTGGGATGTGAATGTGCTGGTCTTTGCTATGCGTGATTTTTATAACACCGAAAAACGCGATCAATGTAGATATAATTGTGAATAGGGTCGTATTCGCTAATTTCAATCCAGTGAGCCATTTGTCTTCTTTATCTTTGAAATTATCCAGTTGATGGACTGCGATGAGACCGGCCAACGCAATCAGAAACCCCGACATGATGTGTTTCGGCACATATGTTACGTATTTATATAGTCCCGTTACTGCCGCCAACATCTGGATTACACCGCCGATTATCACAGTAGGGATTATATATTCCTTTCCCACGAGTGTGCCTACACCAGCGATAGATGTCGCAACTGCGGCGGTTGAACCTGATATCATCGTTGGCATTCCCCCGAATAACGATGTGATGAGAGACATTACCATCGTATTCTGAATTCCGACAATCGGCGCTAATCCCATAATAAATGCGAATGCGATAGATTCGGGAATCAGCAACAACGCGATTGTTAGACCAGATAGAAACTCATTGATGAGTTGATTCGGCGTTGCGGCACTTGCGTTCATTATATAATATAAACATATTATTCGTAATTATATACGCCGTATATTATATACATATGAATCATATAATGAGTAATTCAGACGACGGTGGTAGGATCCGTCGCGACAGTATGAACATCGACGGCACTACATATGATATCACCGATTTCAAGCATCCGGGTGGAAATATCATCAATTATGCGAAGAATACTGCGGATGCTACCGAAATCTTTCGCGAATTTCATCATCGTTCTGACAAGGCAAAACGGGTCCTCCTTTCTTTGCCGCATTATAATAATGACGCATCCGATACCGAGACCGTCCCTGAATTAACCCAACAACAGCAAGAAATCACCGCCGACTTCCGAGAGATGCGCAATAACCTCGTCAATCAGGGTTGCTTTGAACCCGACTATATTCATGTTTATTATCGGTTATTGGAACTCTCATTTTATTTTAGTCTAGGGGCGTGGCTCGCACCCTACAATATTTACGCATCTATTCTCTCGTTCATCGCGTTTAAGACCCGTTGTGGGTGGGTCCAACATGAATGCGGCCATCTTAGTTTTACGGGTGTGCGCGCGATCGATCGCGCGATCCAGACATTTACAATGGGATTTGGTGGAGGCGTTAGTTCATCCGTCTGGAACTCGATGCATCAAAAACATCACGCAACCCCGCAGAAAATCAAACACGACATTGATTTGGACACAACGCCATTTGTCGCGTTCTTCAACACCGCATTTGAGGAAAACACGAATGGAAAGGCGAGCGCACGTTTTATGAACCGGTGGTGGATGCGTCTTCAAGCATGGACGTTTTTGCCTCTCGTGAATGGAATCTTTGTTCATTTGTTCTGGACATATTATCTTCATCCGAAAAAGGTATTTCACCGTTTATGCTCAGCGAAAACGAGGGAAGTTCATACCGAAACCGCACTGGAAGTGATATGTATGAGTGCGTCACATATAGTTATTCCTATTATTTTCTACAACACGGGGGATTACAGTATTTTCTTCTCCTATTTTCTTCTTATGATCGCAAATTTCTGGAATTTCATTTATTTATTCGGCCACTTCTCTCTCTCGCACACTTATACTGGCGTGGTTCCATCGAACGTGAATATCCTCTGGTTTGAATATGCGTTAGGCCATACCGTTAATATATCTACAAAGTCGGCACTTGTATCATGGATTATGGGGTATCTCAATTTTCAAATCGAGCATCATCTTTTTCCGTCGATGCCTCAATATAAAAATGCGCTGGCAGCACCACACGTTCGGCGTTTTTGCGAGAAATGGGCGCCAAACTTGAAATACACCGAGCATACGTATATGGAATCGTGGCGGTTGATGTTATCCAATCTAAATGAAGTTGGAAAACATTATTACGAGAACGGAGTGAGGCGACCAAGTAGCGATGAAGGAGAGCATCCCCACATGGATTAAAAGCCAGGTGTATCCACGAATACGGCTGGTGTAGTTCCTGTATTGTTACTACTGGCACTATTCGCAAGATTCTCAAACTGATTTAATATGAACACCGCCAATACGGAGGAAATACAAACAACAATCGAGTCGCGAAGAAGAACCTTCACCGGCTTTTGATTCTCCTGTTCAGCAAAACGCATTTCGATGAACTTCAATAAAAAATATACGACCGCAACAGCGACGCCAATGATGACTAATTTTGTCGAGTCAAACATGAAATGTATATAATTCTATGAACAGATGTATATACATACAAATTCAATTATTTATCGTTAATTATACGCAAACAAGAGAGGCGTTATGATGTCTGGAATGCCATCATTACTGGAGGATAACAAAAATACATAACAAGACCGCCGATTGCTAAAAACACGAATGAAAACACGAAAATCAATATATCGATAAGGAATATGTTATCATACCATTTACTCTCTTCTTCGTCACTCATGGGTATGGGTAGTTACTATATACAGATATATGTATTATTTTTGACAAGTTATACACAAATGCCAGCCTAGCTTCTGTTCCAAACCCTTAAATATATTATTAGGCATATATTCAAACCAATCCTCTTTTACATACCGATATTGTTTGTAATCTGGTACTTTATATGGGAAAATATGATCTTGTTGTATTTGGATATTCCTAAATTCGCACAACATCTTATAAATTTGGTCATTCGTATAGGTAAACGCAACCGGACAATTCGATTGTGCTTCATATTGGTCTAGGCTGCCGTCAATCATCATTTTTTCCACGAGTTTTCGGCATATACCATTATTTTTAGAACACCGTCCGGGCGTAATAACCGCCAACAATTGTCGATTATTTTTTGAGGGTTTGGGGAATGATGGATTACGCCAAACGAATAAATCAAATCAAAATCGCATCCTACCTTGGACAATTATTCTAGGTTTTGTGCGTCTATATTGAAAAAAGACCCCTTAAGTTGAAATACGTCGAATCTTTTTTTTGTTATTTCAAGAGATGTGTCCGATAGCTCAATTCCTGTATATTCTGCGCCATTTTTTGCGAAATTTACCGCATCCGTGCCGATTCCACATCCGATTTCCAAGACCCTTTTTCCGCTACATTTATTGAAATCCGCGAACCCGGGGATGTGCGACTCTACAAAATACTTACGTTTTCTACCTCGTCAAAATACTCCTTCGTTCCAACTTCACATGAGGAGTGTTTGATATTACGTGGTTGTTAATTCCAATAATTTATAATTGAATCCATTACAGAGAATATATTGTTTCATCTGATAAAAAATAATAAAGCAAACGACCCAATTATGCCAGAACCTGAATATCATCTAAAAGTGGTGGTGCGTTGAGTTCTTGCGACTCATTCAATGTATGAATATCCAAGGTATCCAACCGAATATCACCGCCAATATTCAACCGCCCCCCACGGTCTTCATCGTCGGCGTCGTCGGCCTCGTCGTCGTGGGTCATAAACTCGTTCTTTCTCTCGCTCGCATCCGTTTCAAATGTTCGCACCTCATTCTCTCCGAAGGATATGCCGCTGCCGCCGCCGCCGCCGCCGTTAATTGCCGAGCCCGAAGAGCCGTTCAATTCGCCGACGAAATCAAGCTGGTCGATAGTAGCGGCAACACCGTCAGCACCGCCCCCTGTATGATTTTCATCATTATTATTATTGCCGCCACTTGAACCGTCTTCTTCGCCACTTACCCTGTCGCGATGGCGTCTTCGTCGAGTGCTTCCATGATTCGCGCGGCGTCTCGCCGAGAGATTAGCGTCATCTTCCGAGAGAATAGGTTCCTGTTGAATCACTTCCTCGTTCTCGGTCACTTCGACCACATCCTCAATCGTATCCTCTAAATACATCTTGATTAGTTCTTCTACAGGAATATTGTCACGAATCGTATTATAAATACATTCCTTCACGATAATCTCGAACTCGCGATTGTTGCGCTGGGTATGAAGCGGCTGAATCCCTCTCTCGAAAATATATACATTCGAATACACTTTGCGCGCAGTATTGACGTATATCTTATGAATAAAATCGGACAAATGCGGAATTTTAATATCCACCTTCTTCTGCTTGTTTCCAACACGCATGACGGTCATACACTTCAGATGAATAATATGGACGCAAGTAATCAAATCTTCTAAATATCCACACGTGCTGCGTTCCTTGATTCGCGCTGTTTCGTCTTTGATGATGTTTGGATTCCATTTGGGCACACGCGAGAGAAGATTCTGGAATGTCATCAAATACTTATCTTGCTCTTTATTCCCAACACAGAGCTTGACTGATTCATCGAAAATAGAACGAATACCTTCTTGGACGAGAGGCGTCAAAATATTCACAAGACGCGACGCCCATTCGTTTTTGGATTCGTAGAGTGATGTTACAGAATAATCGTCCATAATGAATGAATGAATGAATGAATGTAATTACATAAATGAAATATTTTCTAAACTCACATTACAACGAAATACAATAAAGTGGAGAAAATACAGCATGAGAAGTTTTTCATTTCTAAACTCTTTCCTTACCTTGTCAAACATGATGAGTAGTTCGTAGCGGCGTATATCGATAATGTCGGGGTGAGTATGAATATAATCGATGATGTCCAATCCGCAATACCCTTGTTCATATAATGACCCCGATAAATTCAGGATTTCTTCATAAGATTTACAGCTTGGTTCGTCGGCACAATCTGCTGCTGATGCCGACTGTAAGTAACTCGGGTGTAACTTTATTAATTCATGAAGGGAATATTCTCTCGACTTGTGTATTTTATACGTGTCACACGCCTTGTCCGCAAGCCAACTATGTATATTTATCGCGGTGGGTCGATGAGTATCGCATCCATTCTCCGCCTCCGCGGCAATCATCGGAGGGGGTATATAAATATCACAAAACCTAGAGAGAATCGGTTTCAATAAACTATCCTTGTTCTCTACCACAATAAAAAACCGTGTAGATGAGCTGAATAATTCGATACATCTTCGTAGCGCGGATTGCGCGTCAATCGTGAGCTTATCAGCGTTCGTCAATATAACCGTTTTGAATATCGCGCCTTCTTTCATGTCGATATTGGTCTTTGCGAAAAACTTCAATTCTTCGCGGATAAAACGGATTCCTTTACCATGCGCACAATTCGCACGCATGATATAATTTTTCATGGCATTTTTATCGCCATCATAAATCGCGTGGATGAAACGGTTTAAAATATATGTTTTCCCCGAACCATGAGGACCATAAAATATAATATTTGGGATTTTCCGGTTTTTTATGAATACATCCAATTTATTGTGAATATTTTTATGTGTTTCTTCTAGTTCTGGTATGATTGTGCTTGTCATTATTATTCTTACTAATAAAGACAAAGTATATTTACATCCTTTTTTCAACAAGGTTGGCCGCTCGCCGTCTATAAATTAATCGACTGTTCGTATGGTCTTACGCTCGACAATTTTCCAGGCATATTGCTCTTTCCGTCATTGACCCCGTCGCCACCACCCGCTTCTCCGTCCGTATAATAGTAATTGGTAGTATAATAATAGTTTGTAGGTTTCGACGCGCCATAAAACGGGGATTCTTCCTCATAACCTTGCCCGTTATACATACCAAGGTAGGCAGTCGCCGCAGGCGAACCATCCTCATAATAATACGCATTACGCTTGTCGGTTCGTTGATTCCCCGCGGGGTCGTTTGGATCGACCCAGTTGCCAATACCGCGAATGATATTTCCCGCAGCATCTCGGATGGTTCCAAACAAGCCTGGGCTCTGTCCAGGCGGACGACCGCGCCGATATCCGCCGAAATTGCGTGTAATCCCGCGGCGGTAAATATCATCGTCATCCTGCGCCGATGAACTTGAAGACGACGCAACATCATCGTAACTCGACCGTGTTGTCGCCAGCAGGTTCTTCTCGATCTGAGTTCCATCCGGCAAATAGGTCGCCCAACGAATCACCTTCACGCAATCCGCATCAATACGGCACGCATCCGAACCAGTCTGGCCTGGATTGTTACACTTCCACGGGCATTTACGCATAAGAAGAATATTATTGCCGTCGGCGGATTTTATGACATTGCCGCTTGCGTCCAAACGATAAATATTCTGGCAGTTGCCTTCATTGCTCGAGAGATTGGATGGTTCAACACACTTTCGCACATGTCCATCATCGCCGTATCGCCAGTTGGCACCATCATACCAAGAGTCGGGGTGGCTCGCAATCAGGCGGTTACGACGCGCAATCGCAACATCGTATTTCAGTTGGGCTTCGGTTTTCGCGGTGGTGGTTGTAGCGGCACGAAGTGCTTTATACGCGGTTTCGTATTCCTTCTGCGCCTCAATCGCCCAGTTCATCTGGCGTTTCACATCCGAAATCAGGACGGATGATGCCGCGCTGGTGACGTAGGTGGTTCCGTCACTCGCCGTCCCGGATGATGTAGCGCCAGCTGTGCCAGAGGAGGTAGCGGTAGAAGCCCGCGCTTCAATCGCAGGAAGAATATATTCACCTTGGTCGAGCACACCGCCCTCACTGGAAAATGCGGCATTGAGAGATGGAGCGGGTGTTCCCTTATAGGTTCGAATTTTGGCAGTGGTAGTATTGGTCTTTGATGTTGGTGTTTGAAGACCTGCGATAGAAAGACGAATCGGCGTATCTTTTGATAAAGAACCACCCGCACCCAGTGAAAAAACAACAACATTTTGACCTCCACCGTAAGTATTTACATCTGATGTAACAACCATCGCATTCGATATACTAGTCAATGTATTTTGACCGCCTTCACTATTTGTCCAAACAAACGATATTCCGAGGTCAATATTCGCAGTTTTTGTCACATATGGCACCTGAACTAAGAATATATCACCCGCCGCCAAGTCATTCGTTAGCATAATTGTCATCGAAAATGTTGTCGCAGTTCCGGTATAATTCGGTGAAAGCTGTGGGCTTTCCGTAGATATTTTACGGCAGGAGAGAAACGTCGCCAACCCACCGTAAGCAGTAGTATCAAAAATACGCAATTGCTTCGTGTTCGTCGAATCACTCGGCCATAAATTCACAAGGACAAGCTTCTGCGAATCAGCCGCCTCTGCGTTACTTTCGAGAGATACGTTGGCAAGACCGGCGGCGCTAGGAGCCGGCGTTGTGCCAGGAGTGATTACATCCTTCCATTTCAGCCCCGAGAGTTCCAACGCGTATTTTCCGGGGTCCATACGGTTGGCAGTTCCGATTGTATACGTTATTACGACAAATTCATCGACGACACTAGCAGCTATGCTGGGCGATGGGTCCAATTCGGCTCCTGATCCAGCAGATGTTCCGACGGTGGCTGGCAGCGTGCCACCATATGCGCGCATGCTGACCTTCATTCCTGTAGCATTAGTGTTCTTAATATAATACGTCGGAACTTTAATCGTGATAATCTTTGCCGCATTTGCGCCAGCTCCATCACCAGTAGCGCCACGCAACTCCGCAGTAGTTGTAAAAATAAACCGAAAAGTAGTAGTCGAATCTTTCACAAAGGAGCATTTATTGAGAATGAGTGTTCCGTCACTACGCGAACCGGCTGTCTCGGTTGGCGCGTGGGATGACTGTGATAACGCGATCCCGTCATATCGTACTTTTTCATGATCAGCAACAGCCAGACCTTCAATCACCCCCGTTCCATACCCTTCTGACGGCGCAATCCAGCGACTAAATCCACCATTACGATATGTTCGTGAAATCCATACACTCACCAATAACACTAAAATGAGTACGAATATCACCGTGTATTTATCCTCGAAAAAATCCGATAATTTCATGGACTATGTAACTACTATATTGTTATAAAAATATTATATCGTGTATATTGCTTATATTATATACGATAAAAATAAATATCGCGCTCGTCACTCGTCACTCGTCGATCGCGACTTCAATACGTCTGTAGGCTATGTGTATATGGGTTCTGTCTAAATGCGTTCAGTATGTCCGGCTGAATTCTCTCGTTGAGTTTCGATTCATCGTAGCTTTGCGGCATCGTCATCTTGCCATAAATATCGATACTAGGGATGGACGACGGCGCATTTGTCATCACCATTCCGCGGTTATTTGCGCGGTCGGCATCCAAGCGGTCAATCTGAACATTCGTATTCGAATTAAAAAGTGACATCGACCCGTGGTTCGTCACATTCTTATACGTCTTATTCACGTTATTGCGCTGGTTATATGCGGCGTTGTAGAGGCCGTTGCCCATTCGCGTCGCAGTTCCGCCCGCGCCTCCTAAATAGTCGGTGCTGGTTGTCGCGCGTTCGGTATCTTCTGGTGTATTCTGAGAGATGAGATACCCCGCCGCAGCCTGACGTTCTACATTCATGTGGTCATACCCGACAAGGCCCACCGTCGTCTCCTTGATGGTGGTGGGCGCGCGGTCGGCAGGATTGAATGTCGCAGTCACAGCAGCCGGCACAGGCATGCGCGCGTTTTCATACATGCGCGCATTCCCCACCACATTTTCCTTACGAGACGGTTTCAGGATGTCGAGCAAAGGCGCAACCACTGCCTTGAGTGCGCCATGGATACCTCCCATCTCATTCGGGCGCACCGTTGTCCGATTATTATGCGTAAATTTATAGCTTGTGCGTCCGAAATCCGCCTCTGTCGCGGTATTTTTCTCAGCAGCATAAGGGTTGATAATCGGCTTTCCGTCATAGGTTTGGCGACGCGTATCTTCGAAGTTCTTCGGCGCATACATCGCGGCTCCACCATCCGCCGGCGCAGTCGCGCCATAATATTCGCTCGTCGTCGTCTGACGATTGCTCTCTCGGTCCATCTCAATCGCGCGCTGGGTTTCACCTTTCTCCGCGCCGGTAGTTGTGAACCAGCGATCAGGCGTATTCACGAAGAATGTGTCCGGCAGATGTTTCTCCATTCGCCCTAAAGTTTCGGTAGTAGGTGCGTTTTGGATATAATGCGCCGCAGGACCTTGATGCCCGTCGAGCGTATATGACAACTTCGGGTTGGTTTTCACGCGTAATTCATCGACACCGCGGTCAATCCATTTCTCTCGTGATTCCATTCCGGAATTGAACCCGAGTGCGCCCTGTGAGCCGTAGCCTTGGTCCAAACCGGGCCCAACCCGCACTTCTTCCCACGGTTTCACATTCGAGATTTTCATGCTGGGGAGGACGCGTGACTGATAAAAATCATTCTGGTTCGGCATACCGTTCGGAAGATGCATATTGTCCTGAGGACGAAAAAGCGGCGCCTGTTCCGTCTTGGAGAAAAACTGCGACCCACCGCCTATCTTATTATCGAGGACGTTTTCATGCATATTCGCACCAGTCGTCGTTCCGCGTATTTTGGCCCCGTAATACGGCTCCATGTTGTTGTGCTTAAATGTCCGCGGGTCAATTTGTGACCCCATTAAAGACGTGAAACCGTCCTTGCTATAATTATCACCGAATTGTGTATCTAAACCTTCACCGATAGGCCCACTATTCGAAATTCCAGATGATTGGATGTGCGGAATAATATCCTTTTTGTCATTGGTTGAATCGCGTCCTCTTTCGGCGATTCCGCGAAGTATGCCTACACCGCCTACACCTCCCGCAACTCCAGCCGACATTTTATCATAATCCACATTATTCGCAAAATAACGGTCGGTTGGTGTGTTTGGGTTCTTGTATTCATTTACGTTTGTTCCAGTATTGGCGCGAATCACTGGATAGTTTGTGACTGGAATGTTCATATTCGGCAAATATCGCGAATAATTTGCGTTTGGGTTCTTGTACCCTTCTTTATGTTGGTTTGAATTGCGATTCGATGCGATATATGCGGCACCAAGACTACCTAATAATAATGCGATTTCAGCCATTCTTCTTATTATATATATAATATTCTAATACATATAATATTCATATCCGTATCCGTATCCGTATCCTATGAGAACAAAGCGGTCGTTCCGCTAAACTGGCGAATGTCGCCGACATTTTGAATACCGTCGGCACTGCTCGCGCCGCTACTGCTGCCTAAATCGCGTCGGCCTCCGACCATTCCTTCTATTGCTGGATTACGGTTTGTCGGATGAACCGAAAAATACATATCATCATCATTGGATAATCCAGGCACGGTAGTTTGTGGGACAAACTGGTCTTTTTCGATGATGCGTGTATTCAGATTATTAAAAAAAGGCATGAATACATTCTCTTGTGGGTCAAAATGAAGCATCTTCCAGTTGTCTTGTTCAACGTCGCGCAACATCCATGCGGGGTGTGTAGCTCGTGTCTGTTCGACGGAACTCCCACCACGGGTAGGACACCGTATCATTTCATTCGTCCGTGTTGCGAGAGATGCGCTTTCATCATGGTGGTAGTTTTCAACAGAATCCCGGTTCAAGCGGCGCGATAGACCAAACAACTCCGCTTCAATATCTACTGTATTCGTCATAATATTACCGGCCCATAACTGCGGACGAATATAAGGGTCCTCGATGTAGTGTGGTTTATCGCCTGGACCCGGAACATTCAATTGATAACGACCAACATCAGTCGATTGTTGGAGTTGTTTTTTTACACGGGCTGGGTCGTCACGAAATCGCGTAAATGACATTATAATATTTATAATATGTATTTATATTATGGTTATTATATCGTGGTAAAATAAAACAGACCTAAAAACAACGAGTGATTTTATGTAATCGTTCGATCATAATGATAATCACCGAAGTAGATGCGCTAACGGCAGAATGCGAAATTCGGAAGAAACCTTCTAAATCCTATACAATATGCTTGAACATGATTGTTAAAAATGAGTCGCACGTCATTATACAAACCCTTGAAAATTTATGTAACTACATTGATTTTGATGCGTATTTTATATCTGACACTGGCTCAACCGATGACACAATGGATTTGATTCGCGCATTTTTCAAGAAGCGCAATATTCCCGGGCAGATCGAGCAAGTCGAATGGCGCGATTTCGGATTCAATCGAACATTAGCACTTCAAATGGCGTTTAATAAAACCGATTATCTCTTTATATTTGATGCGGATGATTCTATCCATGGCAAATTTCAAATACCGAAGCAACTTACGCATGATGCGTATCAACTGAAATTAGGGGAGTCGTTTGTATATTTGAGAACATTACTCGTAAATAATCGTAAGCGTTGGAAATTTGTTGGCGTGATTCATGAGTATATTACATGTGTAGATAAGGAAGAGAGTAGTTGTCCGATTCAAGGCAACTATTACGTCGAATCTGGACGAAGCGGAAGCCGTAGCCAAGACCCCAATAAATATATCAAGGACGCCGCAGTTCTTGAACGCGGGTTTCATGATGAGAGTAAAGTCGGAGGCAACCGCGCACTAGCCGAGAGATATGCCTTTTATTGCGCCCAGAGTTGGATGGATGCGGGACCTGCTTATATCGACAAAGCAATTGAATGGTATTTGCGGGTTCTCACTCAAAATAACTGGTCTCAGGAGAAATATTATAGCGCACTCTGTCTCGGTGATTTGTATAATAAAAAGGCCGACAAGTATAATTCACTAAAATATTATTGTAAAACGATGGAATACGACGAAGAGCGAATCGAGGGCGTCGCTTCTATTATGGAAATCCTTCGTGCGGATGGAAATCACGTGATGGTAAATGCGCTTTATCATAAATACAAAAATTATAACAAGTTGCCAGAAAATAAGCTATTCCTTACGACTGATAAATACCACGACGTTATCGAATATAATAATTCTATTTCGGCGTTTTATATTTTCGACAAGCGAAGTGGATATGAATGTTGTAAAACGATTCTCCGACACAATATTATGTCATACTATTTTTTGACATCGACCTACAGTAATCTCCGTTTTTACCGTAATTTTTTCGAGGAGGACACCTATGACGAGATTTTGCGTCTGTTTTATGTAGTCGATCATTTTCTCGCAGTTATCGCATCTAAAAATGACAGTTACAGTGATGACGATATTGAAATATGGAATACCCTCTTCATGAAAGTAAAACATGCGCTCGTTGCGCCATGTCAGTTGTTACAAGTTGTCGAGAATTCAAAGAATGAGTGTGATGATTATCAATTGTCGCGTCCCATCGATAAATTGCCGTATCTTGATAAATATATGCCCGCAGCACAGTCGGCGTCGGCGTTGCCGATTATCGTTGTGAAACGTAAATGGCCGAACGCAATATCACACCCTCGCGTCATTATCACATTTACTACTTGTAAGCGATTGGACCTATTTCAACAAACTGTAAATTCTATTTTAAACATGTGGTCGGATGTTGATATGATTGATTATTGGTATTGCGTCGATGATAATTCTAGTGAAGCCGACCGCGCCATCATGCGAAAAATATATCCGTGGATTGACTATTCCATGAAAACATCGCATGAGAAGGGTCATCGAAGTAGCATGAACCTTATCTGGAGCAAACTGAATGAAGTAAAACCAGAATATTGGATTCACATGGAGGACGATTTCCTATTTCATACACCAGGCAGTTATATTGACAAAGCAACACAGATGATGACCGATGCGCGAAATTCTGGTTATAATGTTCGTCAAATATTATACAATCGTAATTATGGGGAAACTGTGCGTGATTATAAAATCCAAGGGCATCGATTGTTACGACGCATGAGTCACGATGTCGCGCTTCATCAATACAAGATCGGCGCGGGGGGCGATTTTGGGTATCAGAATTGTCATTACTGGCCACACTATAGTTTTCGCCCGTCGTTGATTGATGTCGCTGCGATCCTCACGGTGGGAAATTATGATACACCCAATCAATTCTTCGAGATGGATTACGCAAATAAATGGATGAAACTCGGGTTTATGTCTGGATTTTACAATCAGATTACGAATCGTCATATCGGGCGGCTAACTTCCGAGAGACACGATCAGTCTAAACCAAATGCGTATGAACTCAACGATGAGAGTCAGTTTGTTGCGCCGAGCAGTAGCGACGCCGACGCCGACGCCGACACCGTCGTATCGACTATACCCCATAATATGGTAGTATCTCCGCCGCCGAAAAAACGATACATAATGTCTGTTCCATTTGATGACGGATTTGGCGCACAATTTCAGCGGTTTATTTGGACATGTATTTATGCGGAAGAATACGAAGAGGCTGAATTCATTTATAGAACCCCTACAAAAATCGCGCATAATTACACGGATGACCCGCAATTTATAACGAAATTAGAAGATCTCATGAATATGAAACCATATTATACGAATTACGATAAAATACCCCAAAGTTCATTGAATGAAATTTTGACGCCCTATTTCTATGACATTATTAATTATGTCGAAAATAATATTGACAAATGTATGAAAAGTAAAAGTATGGAGCGGATTAAAGCGCATTATTGGCAGAATAAAGACAGGTTGCGCGAGAGATTGCGAGTATTTCGCATTCCACAAGCCACAGCAGAAGCGTCGGCCGCGAATTATACACACCATCTCGCGGTTCATATTCGTAGGCCAAACTGTGACGATACTCGTCCGAATGGTGGTGAGGAATATACAAATGAATACTATATACAGTCTCTTTTGAAAATACGCGATACATATATGAATCGCGATCCCGGAAATCGCATTCAGTATCATGTCTATTCGCAAGGTTCGGAAGACAAATTCGCGGATATTTGTAATCATGACGTAATCGGTAAGGACGTAATATTACACTTGAATGATTCAAACGAAGACACGTTTATTGGAATGACAGTTGCGGATATATTGTTCACCTCCGCAAGTTCGTATAGTTATACTGCGGCGTTTTTCTGTGACGGAGATATTTATTATACTGATTTTTGGCACAAACCATGCTCTTGGTGGAAAACATTAGAAAAACCAGATTCGTAATCTGGTAGTGTTTTTATTCTAATATTATACTAACAGTAAAGCATCAAACATGAATGACGTAATTGACATGAATGACATGAATAACTACGACGACAAGAATCCTTACGGTGATTCTGATTTTTTAGCCAGCCAAGACCTTTCCGTGGGCGATTTTCGTCAAAGCGACCATGAAAATAAACGTAAAATAATCGAGAAGATGTTGGCGCTTCGGCATAATATGAAATATAATAAGCATCTGCTTTCGGTATATATGAAGGCGAAGGGGTTATTTGATACGATGGTAGAAGAGCATCGATCCCAATTATACTATTTAGATGAAATCTATCGACACATCAATCAACTTATTCGTGAAAATCTCTCGAGAACATCAAAACAACAAAACGGAATGATGTCTGAACTTCGCAAGGATAAAAAACGTATTGGCGTGTTGTTGAAAAGGATGCGGGCAAGTTATGAAAAATTAATGAATGTTGATACGGTAGTCGGTGTTACAATCGATAAGATCAATGAAATATCGTTCATGGACGATGCCGAGATGGCGGATAATAACAAGGCGGACAACGACGATGACGAGGACGACGAAGACGATGAGTTCGAGGCATCTGCCGAGAACGAAGACGAAGACGAGGATGACCTAGAAGACGACGACGACGAAGACGATGACGAGGACGACGAAGACGAGGATGATGATGACCTAGAAGACGACGACGACGACGACGAAGACGAAGACGAAGATGATGACGACGAAGAAGAAGACGACGAAGACTTCGAGGCATCTCCCGAGAACGAAGCCATAGATGACGAAGACGCGGACGAAGACGACGACGAGGACGAAGACGACGACGACTTCGAGGCATCTCCCGAGAACGAAGCCATAGAGGACGAAGACGACGACGTAGAAGACGAAGTTATATTGTTATATTAGTTGGCTTGTATTCTCGTTTTAGAAGAAATGAATACACTCGCGATGAACGTGCGAATCTACGTTGGTTGAGCCATCTTCGACATAAACGCTGAAGGATACGTAGCCAAAATGTCTTGTAAATCGCAATCATTTCATTCCCGGGATATAAGTCAATTGTTTCTACGATTTCAACCGTGGCGCCATAACATTTTGCGAAGTTTATATAATCCTTCAGTGTTTTTGAGTATGGAAATGTATATAAACAAATATAATGCTCATCTACTTCTGGAGAACTTGTATTCTCATTAAACCCATGTATTTCCTTATTAAATTTTTGACATAATCCTAACTCATACCGTGACATATATAATGATAAATATATATCTACTAATAATTTTATACTTTCAATTTTATTATATTCTTAAAATATATATTATCGTTCGTTTATACATAGTTCAAAATGTCTTATATAACCAAATTGTTTAATACGCCATTCTTTCAAAACAAGGCTGTTTTATATGGCAGTTTGTTGCTCGTATTATTGAGTATCCTACGTCATCTTGCCAATAAGAATGTGAATGCGGTCATGCTTATGGCATTAATTGGTCTTGTCATGTCATACTTTAGTAAAAATATGATTATCGTTCTTTTAACTGCGTTCGCTGCCGTCTTTCTTCTTGAAATGACTGGCTCTCAAGGAGTTATGGAAGGAATGACCAGCGATAAAAAGAAAGAAGGCGAGACAACTATGAATACCAAGGATACAGAAGAGGACGAAAAGGCCGACGACGCCAAGGACGACGCCAAGGACGCCGCCAAGGACAACGCCAAGGATAAAAAGGAAGGAAATAAAAACTTGAATTCTAAAAAGACTACAACTAAGAAGCAGGGTTTGACCACATTATCTCCCGCTAGCTATGATGGGAAAGATCACGATGCCGATGCCGACGACGATGATAAAAGCGCGACTGGCGCAAAGGGTTCATCGGCCAACCGTATCGACTACGCATCTACATTAGAGCAGGCTTATGATAATATCGAGACAATCATTGGCGAAGACGGAGTGCGTGGCTTGACGGATCAGACAAAATCGTTGATGAACCAGCAAAAGGAACTCATGAATAATATGAAAGAAATGGGCCCTCTCTTGAAGTCGGCTGAAGGTTTTATGGAGCAGCTTACTGGAGGTGGTGGTTTAACTGGAATAACAAGTATGTTACAAGGATTTGCCACGCCCGGAGGTAAGAAACCCAATAAAAAATAAATAAAGGCATATAATAATACTGGTGGCTTTTAGCATTATATTATTATATTTCATTCGATGGTTCGTAAATGCCCACCTGGTGTGTTATGTTTTGAAAATATAACTCTTGTTATTATCGCGATTATTGTCGTAGGTATCGCTATTTATGCGCATTCACGTTTTTTTGGGCACGCCCACGGCGCCCACGGCCCACACGCCCACGGTCATTACGGCGCAAATATGAATACCAGTCCGATTATTATGATGTCTCGCGAACAACAACAATATCCCGATGAGGCACTCGATTTCGGTATTGGCGGTCCATCATCAAACCAAGATGTATTATTAAATCCTTATGTTCCTCCTCTGCGTGATAATTCGGTGGGTTCAACACGCCCGTCATATGATATTCGAGGTGGTGTTGAGACAATCCACTACGGGGGTATGGGTGGCGGCGGTGGTGGCGGCGGCGGCGGCGGCGGGGTTCGCATAAATGTCCCTACGCGTTCAGTAGATACAACATACCGCCAAGTCGGTATTCTTACTAGAAGCGGCGGCGCCGGCGGTGCGCACGGATCACAAGAAACGATCCTTCCACTCATCGGTCGGCCATTATTTACGAATCGCGATAAATGGCAGTTTTATACATTAAGTGATAAAAACAATGCTATTAAATTACCAGTCATTGTAAATGGTAAGAGTGGAACGAATGAATATGGTTGTAATAATGTTAGTTCAGGGGATATGGTGTATGTAGAAGGTTATAATGACGCGTTTCGCGTTACTGCGTATGATAGTGCTTCACTGCGTTATTTGCCATTATAAATCAAACGGTTGCTTGTTGTGGTTGTTGTTGTAGCACTTTAGATACGACTTGCGCGGCGACAACTGCCGCAATTTCTGATGCTACTACAGCTCGTTTCTTTGCGTCTGCTGCGCCTGGATGTTCTTTGTTGTATTCTTCGGCTTGTGCTTTTGCTTTACCTTCCAGTATTGACATATTCTCGTCCTTGTATAATTTCATAACATCGTCGATTGTCTTGTCAGCCATTCCGCCATTTCCAGTCTTGGATTTATCGTCTCTCGGGAGTATCCTTGATTTATCAGTATTATTTGTATTCTGCGCTTCTGGTTCTGGAATATACTCATCGGTAGGAGTTCCCCATCCCATAAAATGGACCAGATTCATATCTGGTAAATCACTGAATGCGAATTTTCGGATTAGATATGCTTTGTATCGATTTCTCTGTGAATCAATCGCATCTATCTCTTTGATATCGTCTTTGGATAAAGGTCGTTTATTCATATCAGTATCATTACTTTTAACACCTCCCGCGCCTTCCGCTGTTTCCGCAGCTTTCGCGCCTTGCGCTGCTTCCGCAGCTTTCGCTGCTTCCGCTGCCTTCTCGCCTTCCGCGCCTTCCGCGCCTTTCGCTGCTTCCGCGCCTTTCGCTGCTTCCGCGCCTTTCGCTGCTTCTGCTGCCTTATCGCCTTCGGCGCCTTCCGCTTCCGCACCAGGCTCCTTCTCTTTACCCGACTCTCCTAACTTTGAGAATTGTTTCATAAATCCGCCCATATTCGATGGATTATCAAGTGTTTCCGTTTTTTTCGTTACGATTTTCCCGTCTTCTTCAAATGTTTGAATACGAGAAAGCTCATACCTAGATATCGGTGTTCCTTCGAAACGTAAGCAATCACCATTGGCACCCGCTGGCCCATGTCCAAGTAAGTTCAATACTTTCATGAACTCTTTATGTAACCTTGGTGGAACTTCGTCCTTCTTATCCTTAAAAAACGTTTCTAATTGCGTGAAGCCATATTTTCTCTCGGAGCCACGAATCTTATACGAGAAGTTATAAACACTCTCCTTAAAATCATCATACCCGTCATTTTTAGAAAACTCGGGGTTTTGTAATAACGCACTTAACATCTGGAAAACTTCCAACGCCGCCATTTTACTCTTATCATTCTCATTCTCAAGAGTTGCGCGGGCCCGTTCGAGAGATTTTTTGAGCGTCTGAACCGACGTTATTTTACATCCTACGTCTAAACTCATGACATACGTGTTTGACTCATCGACCACGACCTTTACTTCTGGATTATCATTGCCAGCCGCGACGTTCTGGGCATCCTTGGTCAATTCTTCCAGTGTCATAGGTGCGATTTGTAATCTAAATTCGGATGTATCTATTTTATTCTTACTGTCAAGTTTCTGTAATCGTGCCACTGTATCAATCGAAGCCGGCTTTACATCCGTGTCTTTACCTTTGATTTTATATAAGCGCTTTGAATCTGTTAAAATAGTCGGCGCGACATTTTTATCCTCTTGTATGATTCGAACTTGAATAGATGTGTCTTTTGATTCTTTCAACACTTGACCCCTTTCACCTGTATAAATAAATACGCCTGGCTGTTCTGTGCCAATTGTTTCGCCAGTCGCAATACCAACAATCTCTTTTGCTTCTATATACAACTGACGCTTATTTTCTGGAATTTTTTTGATGTCTTGTGTATATTTGCCATACAATATACGACGAAGGTCAAATATACTTGTATCATTTTTATTCAGCATTTTATCACCAGATTTAGATTCAATTTGAATGTAATAAGGCAGACCTTTTCGTATAAGAAATTCAACTAATTTCCATACTTCGCGACCGTCTTTACATTCGTGGATTTCTGTGCCGATTGAAATGTCGTTCTTTACTTCAGGTCCAAGTGAAAAGGGTTGTTTCTTTGACGATGATGATGATGCGTTATCATCGGTTGCTTTTTTATTGTCGGGGGTCTCGGTAGTAGCGGCAGTGGTGTCAGTAGCGGGGTTGGCGGGAGTCGCAGCGGCGGCATTGTTATCGGTATTCGTTTTTTTTGTATTTTTATCGGGGTTATTCTTATCATTGATCGCCGTAACTGATTGGATTGCGGCTATAACAGCAGCCTTAACAATTGTCTCGATCATGTTGTTGTTGTCTTGTGATAAACTAGAATCCATCGTTTTCGGGGCTGGGGGGACTTGAGGTTCAACTTGAACCGCATTATCGGGTTTCACGCCACCGGTCATTACATATTGTTTTCGCTTTCGATTATTGCGGCGCAATTTTCGGTAATTCTCTTTTAACTGTGCCAACTCTGAGCGTGGGATATATTTCTTGAGTGTTCGATTTATTACACTATTCAGTTTAGATGGATACTTTGTAAGAATACCCGTAATATTTTGACGACGACTTTGTCTAAATGTGGTTCGTCGTGCCGATGACCTATGCTGTTTTTTCCATTTACGCACACTTTGATGTTGTTGTTTTCGTATCTTTCGTATTTTATTTCGTGATAATTTCATCAGGTTCCATATACATAATTTATATATAAATATTATATAGAATATACAACACTTGCTTCAAAAAAAAGGCACAATATAAATGGCATCTAGAGCAACTTCAAATCGTGATGCCCCTGTCAATCTAACTTCTGATGTAATGCGTAAAGAAGACCGTGCGTGTTCATCCACGTGTAATTTTTCATTTCAATACAATACAAGTACGTGTAACGTATTTCACAAGGGGTCATATTTGCGTATTCCATATGATAGTGGAAGTGGTGGTATATTTCCTGCGAGATATAACGGGGTTGATTATAAGGTCGAACATATTCATATTCATCAACCATCACTACATCGATACGATGGTGCTCTCGCCGATGCGGAGTTACTTGCGTACCATTCAAGCGCAGATGGGCGTAACTTAATCGTATCGATTCCAATCAATATCGGAAATGGGGCTGGGCGACAAAGTTCGGATATTATGAATACAATACTACAGAACCTCCCAAGTAGCTCAAGTAGTGGTGGTAAGTATATCTCGGATGTGAATAATTTCAGTTTAGGCAACCTTATTCCGAAGGAGGGGTTCTTCACATATGTCGGACGACATTTGTTGCCGCAATATACTGGCGTATATAACTACATCGTCTATCATAAAAAGGACGCGATTCTGGTATTCCGCGACTCGTTGGCGAGCCTGAATGATGCGAGTCGCGATACTGCCATCACCAAAACGGGGCCGATTAGTGAGAATAAAATGCCGAAAAACATGTATTATTACAATAAACGTGGCGCGAATAATGCGAAAGGAAATGGTGATATTTACATCAAGTGTAATCCTACCGGAGAGGACGGCACCGTTTTATATCAGCAATCTGCGAATAACGGCGAGATGGGCAGTTTGGCGGAACTAGACTTGAATAAATTTGGATTAAATTGGGAGACGATTTTAGAAAACGATATCTTTCGCACATTAATTGGCACGATGTTCGGTTTAATGATTGCCGCAATCCTATTTTATATGTTCCGGTTTTTATTCAATCGAATCGGAAATAAAGTCAGTTCATCTGGTGTAGTTGTGGGACAGCGCGGTGGTGGCGGTAGCGGTGGTGGTGGTGATAGTATTACATAGGCGGTATTCATATTCATGTATTTCATTATGACAATCGTTTCATAATGAATTGATTCAATGCCAATGCGTCCATTGCGTTTAGATAACTCCGTCATAGTCGGGGGCAACCGCGCCGTAAAGCTCTCCGAGCACCGGTTGGAACGACCCACCATCAGACAACCCGATATCATTATTCGGAGTGATTGGAACAAGAGTATCAACCAGTTCTTCCTCAAGCGTCTTCACTGGATCAGGGTTCATCGCAGTCATGACTGCTTGCTTCTTTTGCTCGGTAGGGGAGTATGTCTGAATACCATACACGCCGGTAGAATGGCTTGACCTACGAATAAACTCATAAGCAGCCAAAAAGCCTAAAATACCGACAACCGGATTCGTGCTAAGAAACAGCGTAATCGCAAGAATTACAACAATCACTTGTCCAACAGTGCTTTCGGCGTATTCGGCCAGAGCTGGAGGAACCGCGGGCGTAAAGACGATATACAATATTAATAGCACGAAAATCACCATCTCATGTTGCTTTTCTTCACGCATTAATGTACGAAAGGTATCCATTCTCGTTCGTGTAATAGAATGTTATTATTATTATATTATATATTATTCTAACACTAAATTCAAATAGAATTGAAATCTCTCGACGTGTTTGGTTATATTGTATAGTTTCGATGTCTGTGTCTGTCCCTTCCGCCACCGCCGCCACCGCCGCAGGCGTCTCATCCTATTATGGCCCGCGCGGATATACGCTACTTAAAGAATGTATGGATGCGGAAGACCTCAAGTTGTTGAGAGATGAACTCACGGTGGGTGCGTATGTTCCTAAAGCGCCAGTTCAACCACCTAAATTTCCGATATACCGCGAATGTTCGAAAAAAATATACATTCCGCGGTTTTATGGAACCAAAATATACGGCATTCCAGAAGAAACGCGTATTCCGCCTGGGTCGGCTGTCGCAGATTCTCTCGTGTTTTCCGGCGAAATGCGCGAATATCAGAACGTAATCGTTGATAAATATATACACCAAGTAAGCAAACCCGAAAATGCCGGAATGGGCGGCGGCGGCTTACTCGACGTCGATCCAGGCAAAGGGAAGACCGTTATGGCGCTGAATGTCATCGCCCGACTCAGGGTGAAAACTCTCGTCGTCGTTCATAAAAGCTTCCTTTTGAATCAGTGGATCGAGAGAATCCAGCAGTTCCTTCCTGCGGCGCGGGTTGGAATGATACAGGGGCAAATCATAGATATCGATGATAAAGATATCGTCATCGGGATGCTTCAATCACTCTCTATGAAGGAGTATCCGAGAGATATGTTCGACACGTTTGGTCTCACTGTATATGATGAGTGTCATCACATGTCGGCAGAAGTGTTTTGTCGTTGTATGATGAAAATAGTGACAAAATATACGCTTGGGTTATCGGGCACGATGGTGCGTAAAGACGGTCTCACAAAAGTATTCAAACATTTCCTCGGTGATGTGGTTCATAAAGAGAAAAACGACACGACAACCCACTCGGTCATTGTGAAGGGAATCCAATATAAAGTCGATGATGCCGAATTCAATGAGACCGAATATGACTACCGAGGCAACCCTAAATTCAGCACGATGATTTCTAAAGTGTGTAATTATAATCGGAGGAGCGAGTTTATTTTGGACGTCTTACAAAATGAACTAGCGACGAACCCCGACCAGCAAGTGATGATACTGGCACATAACCGGTCGCTGCTTGAATATTTCCACGACGCGATCGAACACCGGAAATTCGCGACGGTGGGGTATTATGTGGGCGGGATGAAAGAGGCGGCGCTAAAACTGAGCGAGAGTAAGAAGGTGATTATTGCGACATACGCGATGGCGTCGGAGGGATTGGATATCAAGACGCTGACAACACTTATTATGGCATCGCCGAAGACGGATGTGTGCCAGTCGGTGGGGCGGATTCTGCGTGTCAAACATTCGTCGCCTCTCGTGATTGATATTATCGACCCTCAGGATGTATTCCGCAGCCAGTGGCTGAAACGCCAGACATACTATATCAAGCAGAGGTATCGTATTGTGATGACAGACACAGTAGGATACTACAAAAACGAATGGATGGTGAAATATCAGCCTCCAGCCGTCTCGACGAAGAAGGAAGAAGCCGCGTTGGCGGATGCGGATATTATTGAAATAGATGAATCGACCGGAAATCTCTCGGTGACGACGGAGATAAGCGCGAAATCGAAGATGAAATCGACCATTCCTAAAACAAATGGAAAATGTCTGATGGTTTTAGTGGAGTGAAGCGGAGCAAGCGGAGCACGCGGAGCACGCGGAACCAGAGGAAGCGGAGCGACCCCTATTTTACGCAACCGGATGGCAGCTATTGTAAGCAGTATAAGGCGCTGGGTTGGCTAATGCGGTAGTATCGCGAGTAACTTCGGTTCCTGCTCCGCCGATAGAATACGCGGCATTCGCAAATGCGGCGCTTCCGCCTGACTGCGCGTATTGTCGTCGTCGTCGTCGTTGTGTATTTGATTTTTTTAATGATTTATTACAGCATTTATGCCTACAGAAACGACTATGACGACGCGACCCGCCACTAGTGATTATTATTTCGCACTTACACTTCTTACACTTGGTTGTTCGGCGATTACGACGATATGTCGCAGTCTTCTTTCTACGGCTGCGGCTGCGGCCACCAGTAGCGACGGAATTCGAACCTACACTAACTGGCGCATACGAACCGCGCGCATGTGCGTTATCACTATCAGAATTTCCGGGGTTAAATGAATAGTATTGACTCGCACCACCACCGCCCTGAACAAACTCACGACCAGCCTGTCCCTGATACATATTACCCGTTCCGGTATTCTGGGGAATTTCTTTGCTTGATAGAGCAATACCCGAGTTGTGCTCGGCTAAAGGATTTGAACGCAAATATGACATTATGTTGTTATTATTAAATGATATAATAAAAACATAGATAGGCGTCTGGTGGGGGGGGGTGGGGGGTCATAATGACCTACGACCGGTAGTTCTTATTCGTGCGCCTGCGGCAAAATGAGCGCTTCGTTCCGCGAGCATACTTACAACTCTGGCGTAGTTTGCGGCTCGCGCATTTCTTCTGGCTTTTTGAACGGCAAGGAGACGAATGTAAGCGCGCTAAATACTTCGTCTGATTCTTGAAAACAAACGGCTTAATTTTTTTCATCTTTTGTCCGCTAATGGGCAGAGAAGGTTGAAGGTTCATGTGTTCATTACCAAGCTTGATTTTAGGCTTGGCCCTACCACCAGACAACGGCTCTTCGCTAACAGCAGAATTCATGATTACTATATATATATATATATCCAGCAAAATATAATTCACGACGCATCCGATGAACGATCCAGCAATGAATCGACGATTAAACGCAACTCTATACCCGATTCCTTAGACAATTGTAGGACAGATGATGATGTTTTACAATCAAACGCAGAATGCCGCAGTTCGTGTAAATGTTCTACTCTGGTAATATGGTCGCGACCATCCATCATAATACATGGGGTATGAATTCCGTATTCCTGTTTGAATGGCACAATCACATTCCTAAAGAGATAGTCGAGTGCGACCTTGTAACTATACATCGGCGGTGGAATTGCGGCGTTCTTATCCGCGAAATTATGTATATTGAAAACAATACCATTCAGTATAAACTTATGAGCCCATATATACTCGAACATTTCTCTTGTTGTTTCGATGCCATCGGATGAAATAGATGTATGAATCCACAGCGGAGGCGAAGCCGGAGCACGAGGCGAAGCCAAGGCCGGAGCACCGATGTCCTTCACATTCCGCGCAATATATTCATTTGTTCCAAGCCGTCGTCGGTCTTCAATAACCAATGAATAATCATTCACAAACGATACCTGACGCGCATTATCGCAAATCATTGGAACGCGATTTTCGCGAAGAATCGATATCGTCTCTCGCGACGACGCATCACTCACGGCGTAACATGGCCGAAGAAACGGCACGCTTTTTTTCCATTCACGAATAATCGGCAGTGTGTTATTCACGGCATTATATATCTTATGAATAGATAACGAAGATGAATACACGGGTGGTCTCATTAGCGGAGTACGGAGCCAATGAAAGTATATAATATAACGCGTAATGTTTATACTCATTTCATTCGTCGATAATTTATATACCGTATCTCGTGTTGTTTTACTTGATTGTCTGTTATTATATCATTCTTGGTTGCGAGTTCTATTGGAACCCAACGACAAAACCTCTTATTGAATCGACACGTCATCCTGTATTCCTTTGTAAGA